GAAGGAGATAAACCTATGAAAATCTCAAAAAGAAAATTAAGACAAATTATTAAAGAAGAGCTTGAGCGTCTTAGTTTTGCCAAAGATCACGACTACGGAGTTGATGTAATTTCGCATGCAAAGCAAGACAAAGCTTACGATGATATTATTGGACACACGTGACTGACTCACGTTCGGAAGAAGGGTTCTTCCTTAAACGAAGTTGGATATGTTTTGTGGCATTCTCTCGACAAGCAGGGTAATATTAGTATATACGATATCGAATGGCCTGACGGCTCTATTGAGACAAATGTGCCTGCAAGATTATTGGAAAAAGTAAAAGATTCAGATGATATTAACGAAGTTCACGAAGCGCACGGTGTTCAAGAAGAAGATCAGCCTGTAAGTGAAAGGAGATATAAGAAATGAGTTTAAATAATCCAAATCCTGGACTGGGGTTTGTACCTGAATATCAAGTTAGCAGTTGGCCTTATTTGACTAGTTCAATAGTTGATAGAGAGGTAAAAGAAATTAAATTTCCAGGTGTTACACGCTGGCTTGTTATACACAATGAAGATCATGGCGGCTCCAAACAAATTAAGTTTGGTTTTGCTGAAAATTGTTTTCTTGCTACTAATTCAAATTATATGATGTTACATGCCGGCGAATTAACACCGCGCCTTGAAGTCAAATGTACTTCTCTTTTTGTAAGCTCTTCAGATAATTCTGTACCGTTTGGTATCTTTGCAGGATACACAGCAATCGACAAAGATCAATTTCCAATTTTGACAGCATCAAATGGTTTTGAGGGAGTCGGATAATTTTTGTCAATCAGATATCTTGAGAATATATATTATGATTAATTCTATTCGGAGACTTCTGTGGCTAATTTTGTTGATACAACTTCCCCAACGCCTTTCGGGATATTTGATGCTGATTCTGATTTTTCTTCAGAAGCAGATCAGATGGTTACGTTTATTAAAAGAAAGTTAGGTGATGATGTATTAAGTGTTGAGCTAACAAAAAAACAAATCTGGGGAAACATGGAAGAAGCTTCTCTGGAATACAGCTCCATTTTAAATCAATATCAGGCAAAATCACAGCTGGTTAACTTTCTTGGATACGCAACCGGGAGTATGTCAGGAGCAGAAGAAAAATACGTTCGTGATAATCTTGAATATTTAACAAGATTTGCTGAGCCTTATGCTATGGAAGCAGGTGTAGGAGGATCTTATAATACAGTTTCGGGTTCAATACAGCTTGAACTGGGAAGGCAAGATTATGACTTATATACAGAGTTAAAAGATGGAAGTGGCACGGCAGTTTTTGATAACACTAAAGGGAAACTTAAGATTGTTGAAATGTTTCATTATAGCCCACAGGCCGCTTATAGATTTTTTGATACAACATCAGCTATCAACTATCTTAATAATGAATTTTCTTTTGAATCATTTACTCCTGAAACTATCTTCTATGTCTTACCTGTTTTTGAAGATATTCTAAGAGCCGGTCAGTTAGACTTGTCAAACAGAGTTAGAAGATCAAATTATTCTTATGAAGTATCAGGAACAAAAATAAGAATATTTCCTACACCTACATCTGACACTAAAAAATTATGGGTAAGAGTTCGTCAGTATGCTGATCCTTTGACCCCCGCTTACGCAGACGAGTTGATACACGGTGTTTCAAACATGTCAAATATCCCTTTTGGAAACTTAACTTATTCAAGAATTAATTCCATCGGAAAACAGTGGATTAGACAATTTACATTAGCCTTGTCAAAAGAGCAGTTAGGAATGATTAGATCAAAGTTTGGCAACATACCAATTCCTGGGGGAGATGTCTCTTTGAACGGCGGTGACTTAATTACTCAAGGAAGAGAAGATCAGACCGGTCTTAAAACACAGCTAAGAGAGATGCTCGATACAATGACCTATGATAAGTTGATTGAGATTCAATCAACAAGAGCAGAGCAGATGAATAAACAATTACGCTATATTCCAATGCCTTTGGGTAAAGCAATATTAATGGGATAAAATTATGGGCAGATTTTTTATCACTCCTAGAGAAATTAACTTCATAAATGATGTGGCAAAAGAATTGGTAAAAGATGTAATAGGACAAAAAATCTATTATTTCCCTATATCAGAAGTGAAATCAAAAGTTCACGATGTCTATGAAGAATCTCCCGACAAGGTTTTTGAAAACCCTATTGAGATCGATTGCTTAGTAAAATACCAGCCCCAGGAAATCAGGACAAATCGATTTGGCTCAGAGGAGTATTATACTGTGGAAGCCTATGTTCAATCTCGAGACTTGCTTGATAAAGGAATAGAAGTGCTAGAAGGCGACTTCTTTTCTTATGGTTCTACGTTTTTTGAGGTCATTAAAGGACCTGCTTCCGACATTATTTTTGGTCAAATTGAACATAAAAGTTATATAACGATCACAGGTAAACAATCTAGAAAAGGACAATTCTTATCAAAAATTTTTGGTCCTACTTCGGAAGCTTACTCAGATCCCGACGCTGTTCAAGAAACATTTGTTCAGCAGCGAGGGTTTGAAAAGAATAGACTGGGTGAGACCGGTGACATAAGACAACTAAGAGAAAATGGAGTTTTAGATAAACCTATCACAGGCCCGAAGGAAGTTTCTCCGAAGGGCGATCCAAGAGGTGTGGGTTCTTCTTTCTATGATGAAGACGACGGGAGTTAAATTTGGGACATCAAATCAAAGGTGAAAAAGTCATAAAAGACTTTGATGGAAATAATGCTCCTGAAGATTTTGACATTCCTTCGATAGGAATAGAAGATATTGATAGAGCAGTTTTTGAATTATTTGATAAAAAAATATCATTTGAAGTGAAACATAAAGGTACGCTGCAAAAAGTGCCTGTGATCTTTGCATCAGGTGAAAGATTTGCTCTCACAAGAAGAAAAAACCCTATCAGAGATAAGGAGAACACACTTATTCTTCCACTTATTTCTATTATGAGGCAGAATATTGATTTTTCTCCTTCACAGTCTAACAAAAAAACTGCTATTGCTTTTAGAGAGCAAGAAAACTATGTTGTCAAATATAAGCTTAGCGAAAGAGATAGAAGATATCAAAATATCATCAACAAACAAGGTATAAAAAATCAAGATAATGTTTCTTCACAAAAACACTATCTTTCGACTACGCCTTCACCTGGTTTTGGCGTTCAACCCGAGACAACCTCTACAAGAAGAAGTACAGCAAACATACAGTTTTCAAGTTTAGCAAATGTAAGCTTGGGAGAAGAGTTAGGTAGAAATATTTTTGAAATAATTCAAACTCCTTATCCAGAATTTGTTTCAGTGACTTACGATGTTGTCTTTTGGACACAATACATGCAACAGTCAAATCAGATGATAGAAACTCTTCTGGTAAATTTTACCGGTCAAGGAGAAGAGATACCTATGATTACGGAAGGAGGATACGAACTTGTCGCATTTTTCACAGGACCTTTTTCCAATTCTGGAACTAACTTGGATGATTTTACAGAAAGTGAAAGAATTATTAGACACACATTTTCTGTCACAATACCCGGATATATTATCAATCCTAAACACCCGGGTATGCCAAAGATGTTAAGAAGCTACATATCAGCTCCCGAACTTAGCTTTGGAGTTTATATTGGAGAAGCAGAGACCATAAACTATCAGCCTGAAAGGAAGCAGGAAACCGTCAAAAGACACGCTTTGCAAGATCTTACAAATATAAAAGAACACGAGTTAATTAGAGGTGAGTCAAGAGAAGTTATACAGTCTACTATTGTCAATCCGTTCTCAAAATCAACTAAAACTGAATTTTCTAAAATTAGAACCAGAAATCAGAGAGCAGGAGAGACTGTTGCTTCATCTGAGATAATTGAAGAAATTGATAGATTTGAGACATAATTAAAACAGATGTTTAGCAAACACACACATAGTTATAATAGGAATTTTAGGAGTAATTAATGGCAGAACAAACTTTCAGATCGCCTGGCTTCTTTGAGCGTGAGATAGATCTCACACAAAGATCAACAGAAATTGTGGGCGTTCCAGCAGGTGTCATTGGAACTGCACAAAAAGGACCGGCTTTCGTTCCCGTCACTGTCGGGTCATTTCTCGACTTCGAGAACAAATTTGGCTCTCTCGATCCAGAGAAGTATGGAACTTATGCAGCAAATGAATGGCTCAAGAACAGAACTGCGTTGACCTACGTTAGAGTCTTGGGCGCAGGAGCAAACAGCAGCACCACTGATATATCAAACACACAGACAGCAGGTACTGTTAGAAATGCCGGTTTTAAACTATCGGGATCCAGATCAGACTCAGATAACAGATACGATGGCACGGTTCAGTTCTTGGCCGCTAAACACGACCCGCAAACAAATGAAGCTTACGGGATGCCGTTATTCACTGATAACAGTTCAGTTAATGCTGCAGGTGATGTGCATCTCGTAAGAGCAATGTTGATGACTACTTCTGGTTCAAGATTTGAAGTTTTAGATCACAATGGGTTTTACTCAGGAGTTGCAACATCTGATGATTCTGCCAAGATAAGAGATTATGACGGGACAACAGAGCAGGGGATATTTAAGTTAGTTCTTTCATCTGCAGCTGGATCTAATTTCTCAAATGATGAAGCTTTCTCCGGAATAAAGATCTATACAGCTTCTTTAAATCCAGATAGCAAGCATTATGTCGGAAAAATATTAAATACAAATCCTGACAGGTTTAATGAAGAGCAACACTATCTTTATGCTGATTTTCCTGTCGAGAATGAGATCGCTAAGGTTGTCTATGATGCTTCAAATGCCTCAGTTGCTATCTTGTCAGGCTCATCAAATATCAATGCTGGTGCTGGAGGCTCAGGAACAACATTTACAGAACTGTTCGGATCTTTTAACACAAGATATCAGACAGCCAGATCAACTTCTTTCATCTCACAACCTTTCGGAAATGTTGAGTATGACTTATTCCACTTCGAAGCATTAGATGATGGAATTGCAGGTAATAGAAAAGTTAAGATATCTATCTCAAATCTTAGAAAATCAACTAACCCTAAAGATCCTTATGGAACATTCACAGTTCTTGTGAGAGATTTTTATGACACAGATACAGATCTAAAGATACTTGAACAATTCTCACAATGCACTCTAAACCCAGGTGATGATAACTATGTTGGAACAAAGATCGGAGATTTGAAGGTTTTTTATAATTTTGATGCCGAGACAGAATCTGAGCGTAGATTAAATATTACCGGAAAGAGACCTAACAGATCAGCCTTCGTTAGAATCGTTATGAACGCTGCTGTGGAAGACGGAGAGGTTCCTGCTGGCGCCTTACCATTCGGATTCAGAGGATTACCTGTTGTCAAGACAACAACAAGCTTAACAGATCATACTGCGATTTTGAGTGATGGATCTTTGAATGGTTCTGCCAGTGCTCGCTTAAGCTTTGTTAACGGAGCTGCTGCTGATTTACCTCTCACAGCTTCTATCTTACCACCTGTTCCCATGAGATTCAAGGCAACAAGAGGTGCAGTTGCAACATCAGGATTTACTGGAAATCCTGGTTCACTCGAACTTGCTGATTCAAGATATTTCTTCGGAATCAAATTTGAGAGAGTTCCTTCAGAAAATGATGTTACAAACGCAGTGTTAAAAGCAAACGGTTCAGGAGAACACAACAATCTTTTAAGTAGCTACTCAAAACTTCTGGGTATTTCTAAGTTAGATATGCTTGTCACGGGTTCTGGTGCAGATGCATTCAATGATAATAAGTTCTCATTAGCAAAAGTCGCACTATATCATCAGCCTTCAGCAGGACAGACTCCTAACACAATCGTGGGAGCTTTAACAGCATCGGTTGCAAGTCACATGCTTGAGGCAGCTTACATAAGAAATGGAGTTGTCAATAATCCCCAGTACACCATTTCAGATGGTGCTCTCACAAGAATGACTTTTGGAACAATTGCAGCTGCAACTTCATCGGTTGTTTTCAATAGATTTACCGATTACATGAAATTTACAAACATGCTTTACGGTGGATTTGATGGTTTAAACTTGTTAGATAGAGACCAGAGAAAAATGAATGACAAGGCTTCTTCTCTCGATAGCGGAGGAAAAGCTTCAGGAGATTCATTGGGTTACATAGGTCTATCAGCTGCTTCTTCTCCCGGTAGTGGGAAAGACAACAACATCATTAGCTCTTATAGATCTGCAGTTAGAATCATAACAGATCCTTTTGCAACAAGAGTTAACATTGTCACAGTTCCTGGAATTCGTGATAGTTATGTTACAGACTTTGCAATAGAGAAGACAAGAGAATATAGCAAGGCCATATATTTAATGGATATGCCTTCTTACGATGATAGCTTGAATAGACTATATGATGACTCTTCAACTCGTCCTAATGTTAGAAAATCTATTGAACAATTTGAAGGAAGAGCACTTGACAGCAACTACGCTGCCACTTACTTCCCAGATGTCATAATTGAAGACAGCTTGACAGGTGAAGCAGTCAATGTCCCCCCTTCAGTTGTTGCTTTGGGTGCATTAGGATACAATGACAGAATTGCTTATCCCTGGTTTGCTCCTGCAGGATTCAATAGAGGCGCTCTCGAATCTGTTCTAAACACTGAGGTTCGTTTAACATCTGAGGATAGAAACATTCTATATGAGGCACGAATTAATCCGATCGCCAACTTCCCTGACGGCGGATTCGTGATATTTGGACAGAAGACACTTCAGCAAGCCAGATCTTCGCTCGATAGAGTCAATGTTAGAAGAATGCTCTTAGAAGTTAAGAGAATTGTTTCTGAAATTGCTAACGGGTTGATATTTGAACAAAATACTCCCGCTACTCGCGCAAGATTTATATCGCTCACAAAGCCTAAGCTGGCTTCTATTCAAGGTAATCAAGGAATTGATAGTTTCAAGATTGTCATGGATTCTTCAAACAATACAAATGAAGACATTGAGCAGAATAGACTTAATGGAAGAATTGTCTTAGT